CAAGTAGCTAATCAATCGTTAATTGATTAAAATTGAGGGCGGTCTTAACGACCGCCCTTTTTTTATGTATAATAAAAATACTGAATACAAACAAATATTTAATACAGACTGAGTTCAGCAGACGGCCTAGAGACTGTGTTGAATAAACTAGGAGAATATACTTATGGCACAAACAACTTTTTTAGGACCAGTAACTTCATTAAATGGATTTATTGGTGGAACTAACGTAAATGCATCTGGTACACAACAAGGTGGCACAGTTGCATGGTCAGTTTCTAACGACACAACTTTAACAATCGCTACAGGTAGTAGAGCAGGCGACACTTTATTAGCAACAGCTAATGAAGGTGTAATGATCTACACTTCAAACGGTGCTTCTGGAAATGCAGTATATGCATTTTCTGATGGTACAAATTGGTTAAGATGTGATACTAGAGTAGCAGTTGCTACTTCGTAGTAATTAATTAGTGGCTCCTTCGGGAGCCACAAACTTAGGAGAATAAAATGAGTTTTAAAGCAGATATACAAGCAACGAGATCATCGACTGCAGCTGTCGCTACTACTTTAAATGAAGGTGGTACTTTAAGTGCAACTGATACTACGATCACATTAACTTCTGCTTCTGGTTTTCCAACTGGTGGCGGAACTATTTTGATTGAAAGCGAAGTTATTACTTACACAGCTGTATCTTCAAATGATCTAACAGGTTGTGTTAGAGGAGCGAATGGAACTACAGCAGCAACACATGCTGACGGGACAGCAGTTACGTTACTTGGTTTAATTATTAGTCCACCAGTTAGATTAAAAGGTATTTCAATTGCTTCAGATGCAGGAGGAGCGGGATACGTAACTCTTTGTTCTAACGATGGAGTAACTAGATTTTGGGGAGATGTACCTACTGGCGATGTTTATACATTAAATTTACCTGAAGATGGAATTTTATTTCCAAAAGGAATTTATTTAAAAACATCAGCAAATGTTACAGCCTACACATTATTTACTGATAAATATAATTCACCTGGATTAACTACTACTAACGGATAGTAATGAAATACGGATGTCAAAAAAGAGGTACAGGTAAGGCTGTCTTAAAAGCATCAGCTGGTGCGATAGCCTTAGCCTCTCCTATACTTTCAAATACAGCTATAGGTATTCAAGCAAAAAATTTACAACAAGGTGTTCCAGTTACTAAAAAACAAACGGATCTTTCTTTTCCTGAATATGAACCGCCTAAACAAACAGAAGAGAAAAAAGATGAAAAATCTGTCTCTATGAAAAAAGGAGGAATGCCTCCAAGAAAAAGTAAATATTTTAGGAAAACAGAATCTGGTGCTGGGATGACACAGGAAGGTGTTATGGCATATAGAAGAAAAAATCCTGGAAGTAAATTAAAAACAGCTGTTACAGAAAACAATCCTGGCCCTAAACGTGCTGCAAGAAGAAAATCTTTTTGCGCTAGATCTGCTGGTCAAATGAAAATGTTCCCTAATGCGGCTAAAGACCCTAATTCAAGATTAAGACAAGCTAGAAGGAGATGGAAATGTTAAACTATATTAAACATTATTACGAAAAAATAAAAGGTAAATTAATTAGTATTCCTAATCAATATCAAGGTATTATTTTATTATTAATTTTATTAACTCTGTTTTTTAAGGGTTAGTCTCATGCTACAATCTTTAAGGGATGGTATATTATTTATGGCTATGTTCATAGCTTTAGGTTTTATATTTTTTATCAGTTTATTAGTAATTTTATGTAAAGATTTATATATGAGATATTTTGAATATTACACAATCATTGTTTTAATTGTATTAATCCTAGCTGTTAATTTACTAGGATGCGTTCCCAAAGAAACAAAATCTGAAAATAAATATGAAACTATAGGTAAGGCTTTAGGGACATTATCAGGAACTAAAAATGAAAATAAATGAAAACACTAATGTAGCTTTGCCTATACGAAATTTACTAGCTATCATAGGATTGTTAGCTAATTAAACAATGACACACAAATTAAATTGGACACCTAACGAAGGTAATTTTCAAGAATATCCATATGAAACAGAATGGCTAGAATGTAGTTGGATCAATGTTTATGATATGACTAGACTTGTTACATCATTTTGGTATCCTTGGTTAAAGATATGAAACTATCGGCAAATTTTGAATTAAGCGAGTTAGTTAAATCTCAAACAACAGAGAGAAAATTTATTTTTCACGAAGAAATTATTTCATTAAAAGTAATTGATGAAATAATAAATATAATAGAAACTAATAAAAAACATTTTATAGATGTGTCTTCAGAAACATGCACTAATAATGGTTTTCAAAGTCAAAATATAGTAAATATTTTTAATCCAGAGCTTTTAAAAAAAATAATTTCATTTAATAATTTTTTTGAAAAAACATTCCATATTCATTATATAAAATATAAAAATAATGGTAGTCAAAGAAGACATAATCATGCCTCTACCGAAAAATATTCTTTTATTTTATATTTAAATAATTCTGATGGAGGAACTATTTTTTTTAAACCTATTAATAAGATGATATGTCCAGAAAAAGGTAAATTAATTGTATTTGATTCGAGTATTGAGCATGAGGCCACTCCCTCATTTAAAGAAAAACAAATATTAGTTGGAGCAATAGAAAAAATATGAAACTTTCAGCAAACTTTCAATTAAGCGAGTTAGTCAAGTCTCAAACAGCGGAGAGAAAAGGGATACCTAATAATCCATCACCGACTCACATTGATAATTTAAAAGCGTTATGTGTAAATGTATTACAACCAATTCGTTCTCAATTTGATTCTCCTGTAATTATTTCTTCTGGATATAGGTCTGGAGAGTTATGCGTTGCTATAGGTTCTAGTATTCATTCACAGCATACAGAAGGTAAAGCTGCGGATATAGAAGTGGTAGGAGTAGACAATAAAGAACTCGCACAATGGATTAAAGATAATTTAGAATATGATCAATTAATTTTAGAATTTTATAGAGATGGCGAACCTGACAGCGGATGGGTTCATGTTTCGTGGAACGGATCTGAAAACAGAAATCAATCTCTTAGAGCAATAAAAGAAGAAGATAAAACAAAATATAAACCATGGTAATATCTAGAGGTCAAATATCTAAACAATTAGAACCAGGACTTGGTAATAAAGATTTAAAAAGATTTAAACAAGTTATTAAAAAGACCCATGGAACGATATATAAAGAAAAAGTCCAATCCCATCGCAAAAGAAGTAAGGTCTAGAAGATTTAAGTCTCAAGTGGTACAATCTAAGAAGTTGTACAACCGCAAAAAGGAGAAGTTATACACTCTCAAAGCGGCCGCTATTAAAAAGGATTAATAAATGAAAAGTTTATTTAAAATACTTATTGATAAGGAAGGTTTATAATTATGACCACATCTGGAACTACTTCCTTTAACCTAAGTATCGATGAAATTATTGATGAAGCGTTTAACAGAAATGGTATTAGACCCAATTCTGGTAATGATATGAGACGTGCTAGAAGAAATTTAAATATTTTATTTTCAGAATGGGGAAACCGAGGAATTCATATGTGGAAAGTAGCGCTTAATTCAGTTGCTCTAGTTTCTGGTCAACCTAGTTATACCGTTCCTAGTAATGTTAGCGATGTTTTAGAGGCTTATATTTCTACTACTTCTGGCGTTAATTCTACTACACAAGATATTTCTATTACAAAAGTAGATAGATCTGCATATGCTGCTTTGCCAGATAAAGGATCTACAGGACAGCCATCTATGTATTATGTGGATCGTTTGACTACTCCAGTTATTTATTTATATCAAACTCCAGATACAATTACTTATACTTATTTAAAATATTATTCTATTAATAGAATTCAAGATGTTGGTGCGTATACCAATACAACCGATGTTGTATTTAGATTCATTCCAGCAATGATTTCTGGATTAGCTTATTATTTATCTTTTCAATACGATCCAAACAGAATTCCTATTTTAAAACAAATTTACGAAGACGAATTATTAAGAGCATTAGATCAAGATGGCGGAAGAACTTCTTTATATATTTCGCCTCAAAGTTATTTTGGAGATGGTGTATAATGGGAACGTGGGCTACAGGTAAAAAATCACAAACCATATCAGATCGTTCTGGTATGGCTTTTCCATATGATGAAATGGTTAAAGAATGGAATGGTTCTTTAGTTCATATTTCTGAATATGAACCAAAACATCCTCAAATCAGAAGAAAGAAAGTTACAGCAGATGCTATCGCACTGCAAAACCCAAGACCTCAAGATTTTACTTTTCAATCTGGTGGTTCTATGTGGACTACTATTAATCTAACTTTACCTGGAGAATTTGCTTATATGTCTAATGGAATGCAACCAGATGACGGATCCTTTCAAAATAGACAAAGACAATTAAACCCATTAACAGGAAGTGTTACAATCGTAATATCATAATATGGCAATTACTTATTCTAATTTTTTAACACAAATAAGAAATTACACAGAAGTAGATTCTAATGTGTTATCCAACACTTTAATTGATCAATTTATTTCTAACATTGAATTAGATATAGCTGGAAAAGTAGATTATGATGATTTAAGAAAATACGCAACTTCTAGTTTTATTACTAATCAAAGATATATAACATTACCTTCTGATTGTGTTGTTTTAAGATCAGTTCAAACTATTATATCTGGAACAAGACAATTTTTGGAAAAAAGAGACACTAGTTTTATATCTGAATATAACCCAGACAATACTACAGGAACTCCTATTTATTATGCTAATTGGGATGATTATACAATTGTAGTAGCGCCTACTCCTAATGCAGCGGCTGCGGCAGGACAAGTTCAAATTAATTACATTATTGATCCCCCTCATTTTACTTCTACTAACAGCACTTATTTATCGGAACATCAACAGGGGATGTTATTACATGGTGTATTAACAGAATGTTTTGCATACTTAAAAGGCCCTGCGGATATGTACAAACTGTATTCTGACAAGTATAATGAAGAAGTACAGGCTTTTGCTTTACAACAAATGGGCAGAAGACGTAGAGGAGAATACGATGACGGAGTACCTAGAGTTAAGGTTGCTTCACCATCACCATAAACAAAATTAATAAGGAGAAATAATTATGGCAATTACAACAAACGCAATTACTAATTCATTTAAGGAAGATCTATTAAATGGTTTGCATGACTTCGCCCCATCAACAGGTGATGTATTTAAATTAGCACTATATGATTCATCTGCATCTATCGGTGCAGACACTACTTCATACGCAGTAGGTATCTCAGGACAAGTTGGAGATACTGGACAGTATGTTGCAGGTGGCGGAACATTAGTTAATGCTTTAGTATCAGTAAACGGAACAACAGCTTTCGTTGACTTTAATGATTTATCATTCACTGGAGTTACTCTAACAGCTAGAGGAGCTTTAATTTATAACACATCTGAATCTAGTAAATCAGTATGTGTGTTAGATTTCGGTGGAGACAAAACTGCAACAGCTGGAACATTTACTATTCAGTTCCCTGATGCAAACGATACTCAAGCAATCATTAGAATATCGTAACAGAGAGATAATATGGAATGGCTAATGGATGGGGAGAACTATCATTTGGTATAGGAGAATTTGGATTACAAGGTAATGCAAGTGCTCAAGTATCTGGTATAAGTTCTCTTACATCCATTGGTTCTGTAACCGCAACTGGTGTTGTTGAAATCGGTTGGGGCGGAGATGCTTGGAACATAAATGCTTGGGGCGATCTTCAAGGTGCTTATGTTGATGTAACTGGAGTTTCATTAACAACAAATATTGGTTCTATAACCACTCAAGCAAACGCAAATGTTTATCCTACAGGAATTAATTTACAAATAGCAGAACCTATTGTGGTAGCAGGTACTTCTGCATTAATTGAACAACAAGGTTTATCTTTACAAACATTTACAGGAAACGAAACAACAGGAATCGGTGCTGTTGTAACTGGCTCTGAATTAAATACAAATATCTCAGGAGTAACTATTGATGATAGATATTTAATAGGATCAGGATGGGGTAGAGATGTTTGGGGAGGTTGGGCATGGGGAGTAAATTATTCTGTGCTTATAGCAGATGGTGTAAGTATAACAGCTACTACTGGTAATGAAGATGCATTCACAGATTATACTCAAGAAATAACTGTTTCGTTTGGATTAAATACAGCAATAAATTCGGTAGACATTCAAGCAGGAGCAAATATTTATGTTAATGTTGCTGAACATACCATTAATACAAATATTGAATCTGTATCTATTACTGGAAGTGCTCTAGTACAACTTACTGGAATAAGTACAGCCATTGCTCAAGGTGAAGCTATAGGAGGAGTTAAAACTCCTGTAGATGTTACTGGAAGTTCTATAACAGTATATAGCGGAAATGAAGATACAGCTGGAAATGCAGATGTATCTGTAACTGGATCTTCTATAACAGGCTCCGTAGGTCAAGCTAATTATATAGCTGGATATAATGTTACAGGAATATCTATTACACCTAGCACAGGATCAGTGACTTTAATAGGTAATGCTAAAGTAATACCTACTGGCATTGGATTGACAGTTAATACAATTACCCCTAATATCATCGCATGGGCTGAAGTTGATACAGGAACTTCCGTTGTATGGACACCTGTTGATTTAGCCGCATAACGATAGTAAAATACATACAGGAGATTTTAAAAAATTATGGCTTCACAATACTCTACAGATCTTAAACTCGAACTAATGGCTACTGGCGAAAACGCTGGTACATGGGGAGATAATACTAATAACAACTTAAACCTTATTCAACAAGCTATTGCTGGTTATGAAGCAGTTGCTTTAAGTGACGGCGGAACTGTCGCTCTTGCAATGACAGACAAAACTATTTCTAATGCAAGAAACATGGTTCTTAAATTTACTGGAACTTTAACTACAGCTTCAACTGTAACTATTCCAGATTCAATTGAAAAATTTTATATCTTTGATTGTTCAGTTGTTAGTGGGCCAACTAATTTAACTATTAAAACAGCTTCAGGGACAGGATTTACTTTAGATGCGGCGAAGATTTATGCAGCATATTCTGATGGAACAGATTTAAAAGAAATTTCACTAGATACTTTAGGTGGTACAATTGCTTTTGCAAATATTACAGGAACAGTTGCTACTGCTCAAATTGCAGATAATGCAGTTACTACAGCTAAAATTTCAGACAATCAAATTACTACAGCTAAAATTTCGGACAATCAAATTACTACTGCAAAAGTTTCTGATTTACAAATTACTACAGCTAAAATTGCAGACGATGCTGTTACCGCAGACAAACTTGCGGATACAGCTGTTGTTGCAGGTAGTTATACTACAGCGGACATTACTGTAGATGCTCAAGGAAGAATTACATCAGCAGCTTCTGGATCAGCTGGCGGAGGAGCATTAATACCTACAAAAATTCAAGCAGGGCCTGCTAGTGGAACATATACAGCTAGTGCTAATGCCAATTATATATCCGCTTACATGTGGGCAGGCGGAGGAGGAAATGGTGGCCCTAGATATCCTAACAACGCAGGGCCTGCTCAAGGTGGATCTGGTGGAACTGGTGGATATGGTTTATTCCAATCTCAAGTAACAGCGCCTTTCTCAGCACCTTATGCGGTAGGATCGGGTGGAATTCCAGGAAATGGAGGTGACGGTTATTCGAACCCAGGTAATCCTGGCAGTGCTACTAATATAACTAATTTTGGAACTGTTAATGCAGGTAATGGTGGTACTGCTGCCCCAGCTTCTCAAGCAGGAACTGATGGAACTGCTCCAGGAGCACTTTTTCCAGCTATGACTAGAACTTTTTTAACTGGTGCTAACTATGGCAGTTCAGGCGGTGGCTCTGGTTATATAATCATATATGAAAACATAGGAAGTTAATAATTATGGCATATTTTATTTTTACTAAAAATTGCGAAGACATTAAAAATACCCTTTGCCGCATGGCGGAAAATGAATTGGATTTTAATTCTTTAAATGCATCTTCAGATGTCTATAAAATCATAGAAGTTAGTCAAAACGATTTTAATGATGTGAAATATGGAAGAAAATTAGTAGATAGCTATAATTTAGAAAATGCTATAAATTATGTAAATTTAATATATGGAGAGAACGATATTCAATACAATAAAAAACAACTTCAAGACTATGTCACAAAAGTTAAATCTGCACTACAACAGTTTATTGACTCAAACCCTAATCATGCGTTATTTGCTAGATGTAATAGTTATTTAAATCAATTAACCGCATTAAATTTAGACAATATAAATTATCCTTTAGAAAAATCATTAGAGCAGCATCTCTATGATATAGGACAAACATCATTTCATCCTTTACAAATACCATAAAAATTGCTATTAAATTAGCATAATGTTTGAAAAAATAATAGAGTTTAGTGCTCATAAAGATTATTTCGACCTTGAACAAGATTTTCCTATTCCAACAAAATTAAATATACCAGAGTGGTTCAAAAAACTAGAGCATACAGTTGAAAGAAAAACCGTAAAAGGATGCGTACCTTTTTTAGATTCATTGACAGCAGGATATTTATTAAAAATTCCTCAAGATATTATTATAAGACATAACGTAGATGTTAAAAACGATAAAAATGAAACAATTAAAGACACATTTCAAATGTCTTCTTTATATAGATCAGAACCAGTTATTTCTGCAAAAGCATTAAATTTAAATACTAGAGTAGAGACGCATCCTATACAACAATTAGAAGGATCTCCTCATATAGAAAAAAATAAAAATTTGCCTTTTCATAAAATATTAAATCCCTGGAAAATAAAAACACCTGCAGGGTATTCTTGTTTATTTGTCCCTCCTTTAAATAACGCAGACGATAGATTTTCTATAATACCTTCAATTGTAGATACAGATACTTTTCCAAATGAAATTAATTTTCCAATTGTAATTAATGGCGATAAGTACCCTGTTTTAGAAACTACATTTAAAAAAGGAACTGTTTATGTACAAATTATACCTTTCAAAAGAGATTCTTGGAAAATGAATATAAAAAGTAGATCACAAAAAGAAATACAAAACTCAAGAATTTTTTATGAACTTAACATATTAAATACTTATAAAAACAATTTTTGGAATAAAAAATCATGGAAATAAAAAATTTTATTAGAGTTTATGACGGTGCTTTACCTTTAAATGTTTTAGGCAATTTAATACGTTTTACCTCTAAATGTGACTTTAAAGAAAGTTCGGTAGGGGCAGGAGAATATACTGTAAATTTTAATATTAGAAAAGCATATGTATTTCCCATTGCAAATACAAACAAATCTCTTACTGCTGTCCATTGGTTTAATATACTTCATCATTATTTTAATGCTGGTTTAAAAAGATATAAAAATGATGCTAATATTTTAGACTATGGTGTGGATAGAATAATTAATATTGATCTTTTAAAATATGAAAATACTGGTTTTTATACATGGCATGTAGATCACTTTGCTGACATACCTAGAACCATGAGTTGCATACTATTATTAAATAATGATTATGAAGGAGGAAATTTATGTTTTAGGAATCCAGATGGATCAGGTGAATTTGAAGTAGATGTTAAACCAAATAGAATGATTATTTGGCCAAGTAATTTTTTATTTCCACATACGGTTAAACCAGTAACAAATGGTACAAGATATTCGGTGGTAGCATGGGCACTTTAACAAAAAATTTTTGTTATTTTGAAAAAAATATAGACTTTAATTTTATATCTAATTTATTAGATAGAAATAATTTGTCGTCTCAAATATCAAGTAATTTTTTAAATAATTTTATATTTGAATCAGTATTTAAAATACATTTAGTAGAACAAGACAGTTTTTTTTATGAATTATTTAATTTATTACAAAATAAATTTAATACATTAAATAAAAAATCAGATTTAGATCTATATTTTTCATTGGTCTCTGGTAATAAAAGTATTGCACATAGAGATGGTTATGATGTATATATAGTAGGTGTATATGGAAAAACTTTATATAGAGTAAATGATGAAGATTTTATTGTAGAAAAAGGAGATTTATTGTATATACCTAAGAATGAATTGCATAAAGCAATAGGATTAACACCAAGAATAACATTGTCCTATGGAATCTATTAAAAATATAAGATATAAAATAATAAAAAATTTTTTAACAATACAAGAAATTAAATTATTGACAGATTATTGTAGAATAAAACACAGAATTAATTTTGATAATTTTGATTTTACATACAATAATAATGGGGATACTTTTTTTTATGCGGATCCATTAATGGAATCATTAATGTTAAATAAAATGGAATTAATGCAAAAAGAAACTGGATTGGAATTACTTCCTACTTATGCGTTTTGGAGAATGTATACCAAAAACGCAGCTTTAGACAAACATAAGGATAGAGCAGCTTGTGAAATAAGTGTTACCGTCATGATAGGATCAGATGGTACACCTTGGCCTATTTATATGGATGGCGTAGGAATAGATTTAAATCCTGGAGATGCTGCTGTTTACCTTGGTTGTGAAGTAGAACATTGGAGAGAAGAGTTTACTGGGGACTGGCAGGCTCAAACTTTTTTACATTATGTAGATAAGAATGGACAAAACAGAGAATGGGTTAAAGACAAAAGATTACTGTATGGTACACAATAATGAAATTTAAACAATACGAAAACGGATCTTGTGATATTGAATTTTCTGAAGAAGAAATACATATAATTAATCAAAATAAAAAAATTCATCTATCCGATGAGAGTTTGCGTCATTTTGGAAATATGTTAGTTAGAATTGTTTCTGATTGGCAGTTAAGATTTAATGAAAAAACATCTAATCTAACATCCTTTGATGATTCAATTATAAAAGGTGAATGATAGATCATAGTTTTGTAACTTTAATAAAAGAATACGAAATCCTACCTAATAATACATTTATAGATTATATTAAAAGTTTTAATCTAAAAGACAAAGCAGAAAATATTAATAATTATTCTGATAAAGAAGATAGATTGCCAGATTTAAAAAAAAATGTTTCTAGTGCAATTAAAGATATACTTAATGAACATAGATGTATATTAACTGATGTATGGATACAAAAATATAAATTAAATAGTTATCATTCTATGCACGTACATGGAAATGGTAATATTTTTTCTTTTGTATGGTTTATAGACTGCACCGAAACGTCCTCCGAAATAATTTTTCATAATCAAGGGTATCCATACGTATTTACTAATACGTTAAGGATAAAACCAAAAATTGGAAAAATTATTTTTTTTGATGGGAGCATTCCTCATTACGTACCTCCTAATAAAGATACCAGTAGGCTTATAATAAGTGGTAATTGCGATAAATTGTAAATAAGGTTTTATTAAAATTACACATAAATTCTGAGTGTTTAAATTAATTAATATGTAGGTTATAATCTTTATATGCCATTAAGTTTAATAAATATAAGACCAGGCTTTAATAAACAAATAACTGATACAGCTGCTGAAGGGCAATATGTAGACGGTGATTTTGTACGTTTTCGTTATGGATTACCAGAAAAAATAGGGGGATGGTCAAAACTTACTTCTAAAACTATAGCTGGAGTGGCTAGAGCACAGCATCAGTGGACAGATTTAGATGGCAGAAAATACGTGGTCATTGGAAGTCAAAAAGGACTTTATATTTATTATGAAAGTGCTTTCTATGATATCACACCATTAGAAACTGCTCAAACAGGAGGAACCTTTGATACTACTACAGGATCTCCTATTGTTACTATAAATTTAAATGGTCATAACATGACCGCTGGTGATTTATTTACCTTTACCTCTGTGACTCCACCAACAGGTGCTGGATATACTGCAGGAAATTTTCAAGATCAAACTTTTGAAGTTACTAGTGCTACTATTAATACTTTTACTGTAACTATGTCTACGAATGCTACTGCTGACAATACAGCGGATGGATCATGTACTATTAATAGATATATTCAAATTGGTCCTATCGGACAAACTTATGGATACGGATTTGGTACAGGAGGATATGGAGGAGCCTCTGGTTTAACTACTACTTTAAATGGTGCTATTAACAACAGTGTCACCACTATTACATTATCGAGCGCAACTGGTTTTCCTACATCAGGAACTATAAAAATAGACAATGAATTAATTACATACACAGGAATATCTAGTAACGATTTAACTGGATGTACAAGAGGAGTGAATGGAACTTCTGCGGCATCTCATTTAGATAGTGCTGGAGTAGAAGCATATACTGCTTGGGGAGCGGCATCGTTATCTTCCTCTATTACTTTAGATCCAGCAGATTGGTCTTTAGATAATTACGGACAAATATTAACAGCAACTGTTTTAAATGGTAGAACATTTACTTGGCAACCATTAAATTATTCCGCTTCAGCTTTGCAAACAAGAGCAACTATTATGGCAGGAGCACCTACTAAAACAGCTGTTACTATTGTTTCCGATCAAGATAGACATTTTATTCATTTAGGTACAGAAACAACTATTGGATCTGTTAATACTTTTGATCCAATGTTTATTAGATTTTCAGATCAAGAAAACTATAATGAATATCAACCAACCTCTGTTAATACAGCAGGTACATTTAGAATTGATGATGGCACAGAAATCGTAGGAGCAGTAAAAGCAAAAGATTATATCTTAGTGTTAACAGATACAGCTGCTTATGCTATGCAATTCATAGGAGCACCTTATACCTTTAGTATTAGAAAAGTAGGATCTAATTGTGGTTTAGTTGGTCCTCATGCTCTTCAATATGTAGACGGTGTTGTTTATTGGATGGATGATAATGGAGGATTTAATGCATACAATGGAACTGTTCAAAAAATTCCATGCATGGTAGAGGACTTTGTATTTACTACTAACAATCCTACTGATTTAGGAATTAATTATAATGCTGGTAGACTAGTATACGCAGGTCATAATTCATTATTTAGTGAAATTAATTGGTTTTATCCTTCTAGTTCATCTAGCACTATCAATAGATGTGTGACTTATAATTATTCTGATAAAGTTTGGTATACCAGTTCATTAACAAGAACTACTTATTACGATGCTCATTTATACGATAATCCGTATGCGACTTCTTTTAATGCTAGCGGCACTCCAAGTTTCCCTACCATACAAGGAGTTACTAATATTAATGGTGCCTCTACGTTATGGGCACACGAAGTAGGAGTAGATCAATTAGCAGACGGAACCACTACAGCCATACAGTCTTACATTGAGTCAGGAGATTTCCAATTACATCAAGATGGAGATGGAGAAACATTTACTAAGATAAGAAGATTTATTCCAGACTTCCAAAGATTAGATGGAACTGCAACGATTACTATTTTATTAAAAGATTATCCTACAGATACCGCAGTATCTTCTTCGTTAGGTCCATTTTCTATAACTTCATCTACTCAAAAAGTAGATACGAGAGCAAGAGGCAGAGCCGCTAGTTTAAAAATATCTAATACGTCTACAGGTCAAAGTTGGAGATACGGAACTTTTAGAGCGGATGTACAACCAGACGGAAGAAGATAATGGCAAAAATAACTGCATTTATACCAGAGCCAAGTGTTGATCATAATTATAACAATGAACAACAAAAGTTACAGGCATTAGAAACAATAAAAAATCAATTAAATACTTCTTTTCAAGAAGATTTAAAACAAGAAGTGGAAAGAATGAATTGGTTTTTAGCTGGGAGTAAATGCTAATGTCTTGTAATAATGTCAATGTAGAACCAGTAGTGATTGGCGGTGGAGATGGATCTACTGCTTATGATGCATTTGGAAGATTAAGAGTATCAAATCCATTAACCATATTTGATTCTAAAAACGTAATGTCAAAGAATAATCTCTTTGATGAAGCATTAACAGGATCTGGTGGAGTCACTTATACAGCAAATAAATCTACGGTTAATTTAAATGTAACAGAAGTATCAGGCGATAAAGTTATAAGGCAATCAAAAAGAGTTATGTCTTATCAACCAGGTAAGTCATTATTGAATTTAAATACATTTGTAATGAATACTTTAACAGCTAATCTTAAACAAAAGATTGGTATGTTTGATGCTAACAATGGGATATTCTTTTATGCAGATGGTACTACATTAAAAATAGTTAGACGTACTTATGTAACAGGTTCACCAGCTGATACTGAAATATCACAATCTGCTTGGAATGGAGATAAGTTAAATGGCACAGGTGCATCAGGTTATACATTAAATCCAACATTAGCTACAATTATGTTTATGGACTTTGAATGGTTAGGTATGGGAAGTGTTAGAGTTGGTTTTGTAATAGATGGTAAATTCATAACTGCACATACATTTTATAATGCAAACAGTTTATCTACTGTTTATATGCAAACAGCAAACTTACCAATAAGATATGAAATTGAAACAGCTGCAACCTTAGCTGCAGGTACCTATACCTTACAACAAGTTTGTTCTACAACTATGTCTGAAGGTGGTTATGCTCCAGAAGGTATAAGGCAAATGATTGGGACTTCTCAAATTAATGCTGGTGTGAATTTAACTACAACAAATACTTATTATAATCTTGCGACCATTAGAATTAAATCAGGAAGACCTTATGCTGTTATTGTTCCTTCTGGATTAGATGTACTTAATATCTCAAACAATGATTTTGAATTTGGTTTATTTGTAAACGCAACCCCATCTTCAGCATTTTCTTATACAAGTTTTTCTGATAACGTAGAATATGATTTAACTACGGTTGATCTAACTGCAACGGGAACAAGAATTGCAGGTGGTTATATGGGCGGTAAAACATCTCCTTTTTCTATTGGGGAGGGATTTGTTTTTGCAAATCAATTAGGACAAACAATAAGTGGAACATCTGATACTTTAACTTTAGGTGTAAGAACAGGAAGTGCAAATGGTGATGTTTCTGCTTTATTAAAATGGTATGATTTAACATAATGGCAAACTTTTATAAAAACGCATTCTATGATCCTAATACTACGGCAGCTGTAGTTGTTTACACAGCACCTGCTAATGCAAGAGCGATCATTCAAAATATACAAGTCACTAATGAAAGTGGTAGTAAGATATGTAAAGCAAGTATTGACGATGCCTCTACTTCTACTATTTATCAAATAGCTTACGCTTCTATTTCAGGGCCAACTATTTGTAATTTAGCAAAAGGAACTATTATATTACAGGAAAATGATTCGCTGTTACTTGAAACTAATGACACAACTGCTATAAGTGCAGTATGTTCTATATTAGAAATATCTAGAGAAGATCAAAATGGCTAAAAAAGCAACTGGCTTTGGTGTTAATAACTTTATTAAATCTAGGAGAAGAAAACGTCCAGGTAGGCATTCTAAACAACATAAAGGTAGAAAAAAAGGTGGACGAGGACAAGGATATCCAATATAGACAATTACATGTCAAACTTTTTTACTAAAGAAATACAAACAACAATTAAAAAAGAAGTTGTTTATTTAGAAGGCGTCATAGACATTGATGCAGATTATTTTATTCAACAAATTGAAAAAGGAATAGTTAATTCAACAAATAATTATTTAACGAATGTTAAAGGATTTATGACTTCATGGGATTATTTTTTAAATGACGGAAAATTTAGAGAAGTTTTTATTAATCTAATAAATAACTTAGAATATAATTCTTGTCTAAATACATCGCTTAAAAATGAATGGAGTTTAAAACATTGTTGGGGAATAAAAGAAGTAAAAGGCAATTTTACGACTAAGCACGACCACTTACCTAGTACGCTTTCTGGAATTATATATTTAAACAAATCAAAACAAGAATTAATTTTTGATGAGATAAATTTAAAAGTAACTCCAGAAAAAGGAAAATTTGCTGTATTTTCATCAATATTGCAACATTATACAGAAAGAAATTTAGATGATATACCAAAATACGCAATATCCTTTAATGTATATATCTAACAATCATTTTAAGGAATAGCACTTCTTTTTGATGACAAATTTAAAATTTTCCTATATATTCATTAAAATGTTTTACATTTGGCATACATTACTAATAGCCTTGTTTATAACTATAGGATTTGTATTAGGTTATAAATTAGGAAATAAAAAAACAACTATAGAAGAACAACCTAAAGGAAAATGTCCTTTTGGGTTTGATCAGGAGAAATAATGGAAATAATTAAAATACCAGCAGAAGCAAAAGAAATTGTAAAGAATAAAAGAACTGGAAAAGTTTATGCTGACAAAGCAGAGTTTGAAGCGGATGTAGCTAATCCTGCAACTGATACTACTGCAGCTGATTTTCAACAAGATTTACAAATAACTGTTGCTTCGGTAACTACTAAACCAGTAGCTAATAAATAATTTATGCAACCAATAGGTGGCACTGAGCTTCAATATGCTCAGTTATATAAACATGTAGATAATGATTTATTAAATCAGTTTCAAATCACTACCTCTGTTCCAGAAAAAATACCTTTGTCTAAAGACAAAATTAATATCCTTTGGCAACAAAATTCTTACGATCAACCTAATTTAGTACCTTGGTTTAAAGATAAATCTAATCATTCTAAATATGAATGGTATGTATTTAACAGTCATTGGTGCGCAGAAAAGTTTCGTATGATGTTTGCTCTTCCTCCTCATAAATGTGTAGTAATTAAAAATGCGATAGAACGATTTCCAGGAAGAGGTGTATATCAAGAAGGGCAAAAATTAAAACTTATTTATACGTCTACTCCATGGAGAGGATTAAATGTTTTATTAGGTGCTATGCAGCTTATTAAAAATCCTTTAATTGAATTAGATGTGTATTCTTCTACTAAAATATATGGAAGTGCTTTTGAAGAACATAATGACAATCACTATAAAAGTTTATATGACCAAGCTAAACAATTACCCAATGTAAACTATGTAGGCTATGCATCTAATGAAGAAATTATGAATAATATGCACAGGTATCATATTTTTGCTTATCCTAATATTTGGGAAGAAACTTCTTGTATGTCCGCTATTGAGGCATTGGGATGTGGCTTACATGGTATTGTAACTAACTACGGTGCTTTATACGAGACCTGTTCAGAGTGGCCAACGTACGTACAATATGATAGAGATTATAAAAATTTAGCAAGATGTTTTGCTTATGCTATTGAAGGAATTGCTAAACAATTACATACCGAAGGTATGCAAAAAATGTTAGGTGCTCAAGTATCGTTTTATGAAAAATTTTATAGTTGGAAATATAGAAAACATGAATGGACAAATTTTTTAACAGGAGTAGTAAATGCTAGAAAATCATGAACCTATATGGTTTAACAACGAACCACGGAACACGGAACAAGCTGGTTACTCTTTATTTGTAGCCACACCAGTACATAGTGAAGTTTCTATTCATTATGCTCAAGCATTATTAGAATTACAAAAACATTGTTTTAAGAAAAAAGTAAAAATTCATTTTAATTTAATGAAGTCATCGTTAGTGACGCAAGGAAGAAATATGTGTGTATCTGAATTTTTAAAATCAGATTACTCTCATTTATTGTTTATTGATTCTGATATTTCTTTTAATGCAGGAGCAGCTGAACGATTAGTAGCACAAGATAAAGATGTTATATCTATTCCTTATCCTTTAAAAGATATCAATTGGGATAAAGGAATGCATATGATTAATGAGGGTAAAATAAAAGAGGCTAAAGATTTACGCAATAAAGCATTTTACCGATATCCATTTAAAGTAGAAAACAATAATGAAATAAGAATTCAAAACGGAGTTATTGAGGTGACTCATTCCCCTACTGGTTTTATGTTAATTAAAAGAGAGGTATTTACTAAAATGATTAAAGCCTATCCACATTTAAGAATAGACCAAGACCAAGTTATTAATGGTAAGAACGTTAGGTTAGAACATATGTGGAATTTTTTTGATACTGAATTTGACCCTGAAAAACATACTTATTTAGGGGAAGATTTTGCTTTCTGTAAACGATGGAAAGACATTGGCGGAACCTGCCATGCATGGATTATGGATTATATTACACATGTTGGAGAACATCAGTACACAGGAAGATTTGCTGATGAGTTGATCCTCCCTGATAAATAAGATAAAATCAATAAAACAAGTATTATTTAAAATATGTTTGATCCAGTAACTTTATCTATTATGTTTGCTACTTCAGCGTTAGCCAATAAACTTGGTGGTGCGTCTACTAAAGATGCCCTTAAAGGTGCGGTAGTAAACACAGGAATTAATGCATTATTACCAGGAGCAGGAACAACTGGTAATCCATTTGTAGCATCTATGGGAAAAATGACTGGACAAAATATGCTTCAAAACATTTTAGTGGAAGGTGCTAAACAAGGAATAATGCAAAGGGCTGGGAAATCATTAGGAATAAATCCTATGTTACTAAATGCAGGATTGAATATAGGTCAAGGATTTTTACCTCCTAATTTAGCTGATGCTTCTAGTGGAGCAACTGGTCTTACTGTAGACCAAGCATTTCCAGGAATGAGTCCTTCAGAAATTATAAAACAAGCAACTGAAGGAGCGCAAGTTGATGATTTTGCTACCTCTGGTATATTCGGACAAACACAAATACCACAAACTGCTCAAATTCCAGTAGATGATTTTGCTACTGCTGGTGTATTTGAAGGAACAAAAACTACTGGTGATGGCACATCCTACATGGACAAAATATTAGAAGTATTCCAAGACGATAAAGGTAAATATGATATTAATAAGATAGCTAAAGGAGCAACCTTATTTGGTGTTCCCGCTGCATTATATTTAAGCGGTGCGTTTAAACCAAAACCAGTTACTACATACCAACCTACTTACAATATTAATTATCCAAAACTAAGAGAAGCTAGAGGGCCAATGACACGAATTGATCCTACTACTGGTAGAACTGTAGAAGTCGCTCCTATAGCGGCACCAGAAGAATTATATGCTTCCTCAGAACCGTATGCATGGTCTGAAAAAACATTTTATCCTAAAAAATATAACAATGGAGGATTGGCTAGTATTCAAAAATTTAATGAAGGTGGAATGAGTAAGCTACCTTCTAAAATATCGCATGATGAGAATGATGTTAATAATTACATGAGAATTAATGGATATATTGAAGATGAAAATGGTCATAAAAATGAAGATACTTTATTAGCACAACTAGCTGATGGCGAGTTTGTTACAAGAACTG